GGCACTCATATCCGAAGGGACATCTAAGCCTGATTCTCGTGCTAGTTTGGCATCTAGAAAGCCCCAGTATTCTAGAATTTCGTAACGACTATCCCCTATGTAGGGTTCTGTCTCTTCTTCACGAATCGTATCTTCGTAGTACTTGTCTTCGTAATTAGGCCCTTTTGCTAGACACTCTTCAATAGCATCAGCGTAGAAATGAGGCTGTGTTATTAGGTTACGAAGTTGTTGACGATTTATACGGTGCCGTTGAATTACGTACTCGCAGTCATCAATGCTTGTAGCTGACGGATCAGGATGAAAATCCCACGCAGATACGTGTTCTATGCGGGGTACAACTCGCTCGTAGGGACTGTACACGCGTCCCTCTGGGCCGTTCTCCCAACGATGTACTCGCTTGTAGTGATTAAATGGTCCCTTGACGATACCCGTGCCCAAGAGCGCAGACTCGAAAATAGCACTGCGTAGTACGTTCACTGCACGAGTATCTAGGAGTTGATCGTGAACCATCTTCTCCATATTAAGTGCAGCAGTCTGTGCAGGACTGATCTGGGGTTCGCCCATACGTGCAGGACCAGCAGTCAGGGGAGCATCGCCGTACTTGCCTACTAAACCTCCCAAGAAATCTCCAGATGGTGTAGCTTCTGTGGCACCGTTCCGAAGTTCTCTTCCGTCACCAGCAAACCCGTAAGGGTCTTCTTCTGGTTGCATCTGATCTAGGGGAGTTGTAAGGTGAGCGAACTCTGATATACCTTCTGGTATAGGAGTAGGCTCTATGACCAGTGGAAACTTTTTGTTGGCAAAGAGGATGTCTACAATCTGTCCGTATGCAGCAAGAACCTTAGTCTTGGTAATCTTGATAAATACCTTTGATCTTTCACTATCACGATACTGTGTGGTAGAATCATAGATGCCTCGAAAGTTCTTATACGCTCTCAGCCATCGCTGCTCGTAAGAAAATCTTCCGTTCTCTGCCTCATCGAACCGTGTCTTGACGTACGCTGCCAGCCCCGGCATCTGCTCTTCGGGTTCGACGAGGGGTACAGCGGTATCGTCTGCAGGTTCTAAAAAGTTATCGGCCATGTCGCTTCCTTAGTAGTCGCGTTCGTCTGCCATCTTAAACAGTGAAGCCTCTACAGTTGGCTTAGTTTGCTTCTTAGGCATAGCTTCGATCATCGGTCCTGTCTGGACACGAGTGTCGAATTCCAAGCTTTCACGATAAAGCGAGGATGCACCCTCGTCCTTATCGACACTTGTTTTGTCAGCGTTCATGATATACGCTGCACCAAAGTTGTAGTTGTTACCGGCCATTCTTGCCTCCGTTGAGTGTTTAGCGGACTACGCCGCCGTAGAGAAACGATGGGGCTTGATCCATCGCGGTTGTTTCCCCTCGCATCGCATTAGCGCGGGCTTCGGGAACTGGTACGAACCCTTGTGCAGCCATGTCAGGCGCAGGGGGTGCGGGATCGGGAATATTTGGAGCGGGTGCGTCCGCAGCCTGCTGACTGAAATTCATTCGAGGAACCATGCCCAGCACAGAAGCCATTTGGAGTGCTGTCTTTCCTGCTCCCTCCGGATCAGCGACAGCACCCGTAACCATTTCGCCAACGACGCCTGCGCCACCTCCCATGCGAGACACAAAACTATCTTCAGGCTGTCCCGTCAGTTCTGACGTAAAGGTGCGGCCTTTTTGCTCCGCGATATCATAGCTTTCTTTGTCTACAACACCACCAATCAAGTCAAACAGCGGGCCGGGAGCCTTTTGTGCAAATGCAAGCCCTGTGGCTGCTGCAGCTATAGCACTGGACTTGAGAGTCTTTTTAGCTGAAGAGAACTCTTCTGCCATATCAGCTAGGAAGTCATCAAACATTCCTGATGCTTGTTCTTTTTTTGCCGCTGCTGCTGCCTCTTTACTCTGCGCCTTTGCAGCAGCGAGTGCCTCACTCTTTGCTACAGCCTGATCAATTTTTTCTTGATCTATACTCGCTCGTGCTTCTACAGCAGCACTTTCGTCAAGAGCAGCCTGCAGATCAGAAGCTGCTGCACTCGCTCTTAGTTCAGACCGCCTAGCATTTCTGACTTCATCAAGAAGTTCAACATCAACTTCAGTAAGTGGTCCTACATTTTGATTAGCAACAGTAGGAACAATATCAGAACCGCGAGGCAAAACTTGAAGTTTAGGTGAACCTACAGCAGTCAAGTTGCTTGCAGAAACATTTAAACTAGCAGGCAATTCATTTAAGGTTTCTAAGCCCATTACTTCGGCCATCATATTGTGAAGACCATTTAGGGCTTGTCTTTCCGCACTTCCCTCGCCTGTTTCAATCGGGGATATGTAATTTGCGGCAGTCATTTTTTTGACTGACCCCATCATCTCATCGTAAGAAGCATGTCCCATAACCGTACTTACAGTTATGCCCATGTTGAGTTCGCCAACCATAAGAGACGGAACAATCTTACGTATATCACTCGCACCAACGAAGGGACGAGGTTTTCCCCCTCCTAGTATTTTTTCATACTGTTTAAACTGATCTCGTATTCCGCCAGATACTTTTGTAGCAGCGGTCATCTGCGCTGTTGTCCGATCAAAAATTACAGACTGACCATTTGCTACTGCTTCAGCGTGTGCGTCTCTGAGTATCTCTAGGGCAACTTCGGGAAGTTGAATTGCCCCCCTAATCTTTTTGCCTCTTCTCCACTCTTCTTTAAACTGGCCCGTTTCAAAATCAAAATCATCTATGCCTATTTGACCCACTTCTCCCGGACGAAGGGGCACAAGAAAATTAAACGCTACAGCAGCGCGGGTTTGAGGATCGGGGATTGCATTAATACCCTTGATAAATGCCGGTATGGCATCTTGGGCAGGAGGAACAGCTTTGGGCTTCACACGGGACTGCCCAGCTTCGCTGGTGCCACGAGGCTGCACGGCAGTAGCCAATTCTAATTCAGTCGCTCTTCCTGATGCCCCATACCCAATCTTGTATGAATACTCCGCACCCTCTTCAGATTGTGCAGCAAGCTTGCGGAGTTGCTGTTCAGCAGCACCTAGTTCGACGAACTGAGCATTCTTACCCTGCTCGTTAAGATCACGAAGAAATTTATCAGTTGATACAGTCGACCAGTTGTCGTCTAGGTCATACCCCATCGCTTTAATTCTGTTGAGTGTAGCACTGGGATTTTTTCGAATAGAAAGAGCCTCACGAATAGTAAGCGTACCATCCGCAGCCTTCGCTCCTATTTCAATATTGCTTGCCATCTAGTATCCGAATACTTCGTCTTGAACTTGGTGAACTTGATTCTTGATCGCATGGAGTTGTTGATGTATCGAAGCGTAGCCGCTCATGCGTGTCATCATTCCGTAGCGCAGGGCATCGTATGCGTGGTCTTCTGCCTTCGTATCTACGTCTTCGCTGTTCGTCTTGGAGAGTGGTATGCCTGCAATTTGTTTGATGATGTTCTGACACGAAGAGAAGAAGCGTAGGCGTGGCTCCTCTGTGTAGGGATCGTCAGCGAGACGACGGTGTATTTCCATCTTTCCTTGAATGCGGTTGCGGTCTGATGGAGTCCAGCGCACACCCTCCCGCATCATCACTTCTGCAATTGACGGCCCGAAACCCGTCTTGTTCCAACATGACGAGTCGAGGACCGTGTAGTGAGGTAGAGGGTCTAGTTGTTCCGCTTCTAGTATTTTAGCGGCTAACTCCTCTGCTGTCAAGTGCTTTTGGTATAATTCTCTGTATATCCAGATATTGTTGTCCCAGTCGATAGCACCCCAGAGAACACAGGATGGTGCTGCGTATCCGTAGTCGGCCATACGTATGCGAGGCCAGTTAGTTGGCAAGTCGAATGCTTCGACAACATGCTTGGACCGTGAAAATTCTGGGAAGGCCGCTCCCTCCGCCACGTCCCAATCCCCTTCAAGAAGCCTCTTCCGCTCGACTTCCGGGAGCGACCTGAGCATAGCCTCGTACTGGCCGTCTGCCATCAGGTAGGGATTGTCAGTCAGCCTTGCTGGTACGAACTTGCGGTAGAACAGGGGCTGACCAGCCTTTTCGTGACCCGCAGGCCACACAAAGGGTTTTTTTGTTTCTACGTCGAAGGCAGGAAAAGGCTTGTTCTCTGGTGTTCCTTCGATGTAGGTCTTCTTGACCCACCAACCACCCACTCCTCCGGGGTTGGCTGTGCAGCGCATGTACAGGTGTTGCTGGAGTTCAGGATCAGTAGCACGAAGGCGAGAACGCAGGTAATCCCAGACATAAGGTGTGGGGTACTGCGTAATCTCCTCGATGCCTATCCAGTTGAATGCCTGTCCCTGAAAGCGGGTTACGTCCTTGTCCTTG